TCTTTGCGCTGGGGTCTTTTGTTGGTGGGGCTTTAAAACCTTCCATTTTTGACCATCTAAACAGTCCTTTTTCAAGACTTATAAGGTTTACTAAATGGGGGTCAACGCGCCTTAACGCGTCTGATTAGGGGTTTAGCTTGATTTGGGGTTGAATTTTTTAGGTTGGGGGGTTTTTAGGTTGTGTTGTAAAAATAGGTTTAACAACAGTGTCTTTTTATGTGAAAAATAGGGGTTGGATAAAGGTCTAGGGTTGTGAATTAAAAAAAAATGATCGTAGATTTCTTGGTTTGTGTTATTGTTTATGTTAATATGGGTTGGATTAATAATGATTATTAATATTTTTAGTGTTGTGTGTTGTGTGAAATAAACAATATTAGATAATATCTAATAAGTCTTAGAATTTATGAGAGTGTAAAACCCTGAAAAAATTTGTGGAAAATTCTCGGGTGGCTGATATTTGGGGTTTATTTCATGAATAAGGCTTGAATAATGCTTGATTTTGGGTTGAATTTTTGAAAAATGGGAAGATTTCTAGGAGGCTTATTTTTGCCTTATTTCATGAATTAAGGCTTAAAACCTATCAGTTTATATTAAATATAAAATGTATCATTAAAAGATATATATTTATTTATATAGTGTTTTTATCTCGTTTTTTAAATGTTGCTTTCGTGTTAAATTTAGTTAATGAATAATTGATATTTATGGTTTATTCATGAAATAAGGCTTAAATAATGACTTGAAAAAATCAGTGTTATGTGAGAACAACTTTTATATCACTAGCGTTATCAAGAAGGGGTTTAAATAGTGTCTGATATATCATGAAAAGATATATTTCAGGCACCTGTTTTTGTTAATTATGTGTTGTGTGTTGTGTTGTATTGCTTGAATTGTGTTAATTATTCTCTTATGGGTTAAACTTTTTGGGTTGGCGTGTTTAGCTATTCTCCTATTATCTGGGGTTGGGGTTGAATACTTGATAACTTGTGAGATTATCTTGTGAATTGTGTTAAGTGTGATTATGGGGTTGGGTTATACTAGATAATATTGTGCGATAGTGTTGTTTATTGGTGTGAATAGATAAGATGGTGTGTAATAATATAACATTTTATCAATATATTATGAAAATTTTTTTACAATACGCGTCTATTGTCGCCTTATGCTTTACAATAAGAAGGAGCCTGCATGGACTAGACGCCCAGCGCAAAAAATGGGGGGTTTCTAACCGTTATCTTTCTCCGACACTTCCCAGTTCTTGCTCCTCATAGTAACCTCAATATGTGTCCATTCATCACCACACAACTCAATACCCTCGACAAGTTCCTTGAATCGGCTCCAGCAGAGCATCTTGACAAACTCCTCCCCACCATCCCAATCTTCAACCGACAAATGGGTGATGCCGAACGCCGTTCCCCTATCAGTCATCCGCCCACCCTTCTTGTATGTGCTCTGCAAGATGAGTCAATGCGTCGATTACAACCATCGCATCCTCCGCATGATAGAACTCATCCTTACATATCGGACAAATCCATCTAAGATCGTTATATTCTCCCATCCCCTATCTCACCCCCGCACCCCTATACTCATAATGATGTTGAAGTTTCCCATTCCGCCCGCGTCTCTCAATCAGCCGCCGCTCATGCAACTCCGACAAATGATACGCCACTCGACCCTTTCGCAATTGCGGTTCGTCATTGCAGAGTTCTGCCCAGCAATCAGCCGTTAGGAACCACTCCAGTGGAGTTGCGTGGGCGTAATCAAGTATCATCTGTCTCAATATCTTCCTCGATAATCTCAACATCCTCACCCAACACATCTTCTATTGCGGCTGGTGCGAACTTCTTGCACCAGTTAGTGGGCAATTTCTTGCCGGGATTTATTCCACAGCGCATATCGCCGATCTTATAATGCGTACAGTCGTTACAATATCCTCTTGTCATTCTATCTCACTCCTTGTTCTCTCAACCATACTAGCGCCCGAGCCCCATCCGAGGATGGGTGGCGCATTTTGTGCCACTTTACCATATCCTCCATACTCTTCAACCAATCATCAAATGACTTCCACTCCCATACTACACGTAAAGTATTTGCCTTCTCAGTTCTACCACACTCCCTGCAAACCCTAAAGCCCCTGTGTGGCGTGAACCATTTGTGTCTGTTCCAGAACAGAGAGGAGAACTTGGTGCTGTTACACATCAATTATGTCCCATACTTCTTAGTATATAAGAGTTACTACAAAGCCCTAATAAATACCGACTGTTCAGTATATCCCGAGATGACAGAATACAAGAACATGGAACTAGGCATGCAGACCAACCCGATTATTGATGACCTCATTGATGCTATTGGGATATTTCTGCAGTTCACCGGACCGCTCAGCCTTGTGGTTGAGTCGAGTGGCGGGACCAAAGTCAAGTTCCAGATTAGTAAGATGTGAATGGATATGGGCAAGACAGACCTCACGAACATGTGGCACAGGATCAAGGACAAGAAGAATGTCGTTGGATACAGTAGCGGGTTGAAGAAGAAACTCATCAATGGTAAGGAGCGGCGTACTTGGTCGATGCGGGTGTATGTGTCGAAGAAGGAGCCATTGGTGTCGTTGAGTGCAGATGACATCATACCCGAAGAGATGGAAGGCATCAAGACAGACGTGATTGAGATTGGAGAGCTGAAGGCTCTCGGAGTCGAAGACCCAAAAAAACACTATCGCCCAGCACCAGCGGGTGTGAGTGCAATTGCAGCGGGAAAGACTGCATGCACACTCGGGTGGTTCGCAATAGATAACACCGATGAAAAGCTAGTCATTATTTGTAACAACCATTGTGGGGCTGGTGAGAACAAGCTCCCAATCGGGCACGAATACGTACAACCATCGCCCTATGATGGCGAACCAAAGGTTCTGGGCTATCTCAAGCGCTTTGTCGAGATAAAATACAATGAATTCACCTGTATTTACAGAAACACACTACATCGCATGTACAGGGCTGTCGCCAGACCTATGGGTGCGCTCAATAGGGTTGACCTCGCACTGATTGATGTTGAAGAGTGTGATGTAATAATCACTCTATTGAACATCGGATTGGTTAAGGGGAAGCGTCGGGCAACTATTGGAGAGAGTATGGAGAAGATGGGGCGGACTACTGGACATACCACTGATGGAATCCTAGTTGCGGATGACTTTATTGGCAACATAAAGTATGGTCGGGGAATGGCGCAGTTTGGTCCATGCGGTCTCATTGAGAAACGGGTGCCAGATGAGCCATTCAGCCAAGGTGGAGACAGTTCCAGCGCTATAATCTGCTCCAGCGACAAGTATTTCGCGGGGCTGCTGTTTGCGGGCTCGAATACGCACACAATCTACTGTCACTATGACTTCATTGAAGAAGACGGCAACGTGAGGATAACTTGGTGAGATATGTCTTTACGTTTCCTCAGCATACTCAGCACAGAATCAACAAATTGCATGAGGAGTTGAAGGCAAGGCTCGATGAGCTTGGCGATGAGATTGATAATTCGACAGCAATGCTACTCGGACTTGACGAACCATACACAATCACCGACCTTGAAACACAGATCATCTATCATGTTGATGGTGAGAACTCGAAGATAATCAGGGAGTCTTAACTGTGCAGCGCAAGAACAACCCCCTCCTCTTTATTTTTGGTATTATATTTCTGACTGGGTATGCTGCGGCATTTTCCGGTTATAGAATTGGGTTCATGTTGATGACCCCATACGTCGTGTTATCGGCTTATACTGTTTGTAGAATCATTTATATGTACTTGTTCACAAGTACACATGATGACACCAAGAAAGAAAGAAAACAAGCACCGGGTTACAGTTTATCTCAGTGATAGCAACTATGACAATCTGACAAGCCACGTCACTATGAATTATACAGCCATGAATAGTTATGGCGCCATATCGGATACAGTGAACAGCGCGATGACCTCATATTTCATGTCTTGTCAACAATACTCCAATCAGGATATTCAAACCCCATTAGAGCGAAAACTTGAGGAGGTGAATGAAGACGAGGAAGAAACCTAATTGTAATTATGGCGTAAAGTGCCAGAGGTGGGATACATATTGGTGCGGGACTTGTACCAATAACCGCGATGTGAAGAAAGACTACTACCAGCGCAATTACCCCTACCCATATTATTGGTGGGGAGGAACCACAATCACATACTGCGGCAATGACACATTTGATTGGAACACAACAGTGTCAACCGCAGACACACAATATACCAATTATGCCCTAAACGCCAACAATTGCAGTACAGACCAGAAAAACCACTATAAACCACGAAAATAGGCACATTAGCCCTTCTTCGTGGTCGTTTTTTTCTTTTTTTATACAACAAGTTTTTATTGTCGTTTGGTCTCGGTATAATATATGCCACGACGTTGCACAATCTGCTATCACGACAATCGTGAAGAGATTAATCTGGAGATATTGAAGGGGGAGATTTCGTATCCCCAGATAGCTAAGAAACATGGTGTTTCGCTCTCTGCTATAAAACGGCATGTCGGTAACCACTTGAAGCCGATGATTGCTGAGAGACAGGCCGAGGTTCGGGAGCAGTTGGACCCTGCAGCTGTTATGAAGACCATTGAGGCTCTTGATGCTGTTATAGAGAGGTTGCCGAGGGTGCTTGATGATGCTAACTTGAATCAGATATTGCGGGCGATTGAGTTGAGAGCGAGGTATACTGGTGAGGAAGCGGCTCCGACTCAAATTCAGTTCGTGTGGGGCAAGGGTCTTGAGACTGAGGATATTGAGGGCATTGAGGATATGGTGGCAGAAGAAGAGCCGGATATGATATTTGTTGATAGAGCAAGAACTGATACTAAAGAAGAAGATACAGCTTGACTATCGTCCCCACACGGGTCAAGCTCTATTCCATAGGTCTAAGGCTCGATTCAGGATTATGTGTACTGGTAGAAAGTGGGGAAAGACCACAATGCTGGTGCATGAGGCGTTTCGGTGGCTCGGTAAGCCCAATTCAATCGTGTGGTGGGTCGCTCCCTACTATAACCTGAGCCAGTTGGGACAGAGACGGTTTAGGGAGGCTATCCCCGAGGCTGCTATCAAGCGGATCAATAAGAAAGACCAGATGATAGAGATGATAAATGGGTCTACATTGTGGTTCAAGTCTGCTGATAGCCCGGACTCGCTGGTCGGAGAGGGGATTGACTTCCTGATTATAGATGAGGCTGCGCGGGTGAGGGAGACGGTTTGGTTGGAGGCGCTGAGACCTAACTTGTCGGACCCGGGTCGTATGGGTCACATGTGTATGGCGTCTACTCCTCGCGGGCACAATTGGTTCTATCAGGAGTGGTTGAAGGGCGTTACGAGGATTCCAGAATATGAGGGGTGGGGAATGCCCGTTGTGGAGATTCCTATTACGGGGGAGAAGGTTACAGATGTAAGGGGTGGGTATCCATCGTGGCAGAATCCTCACTTTAAGACTCGGGAGTTGGAGTCAGCGATGAAGTTGCCCACTCGTGTGTTTCTGCAGGAGTATGTGGGACGGTTCCTTGAGGACCTTGGGGCGGTGTTCCAGAACATTACTGGCGCTATTACGGGTGGACTAGAACCGCCCATTGAGGGCGAAGAGTATTATATGGGAGTTGACCTCGGTAAAGTACAAGACTACACGGTGGCAATAGTCACCAATTTGAGTGGTCATGTGGTTGCGTTTGAGCGATTCAGGAAGAAGTCGTGGACCGTCCAAGTGGAGGAGATTCTTCGATTGGCTCGTGAGTACAATGACGCTAGTATTTATATTGATTCTACTGGTCTTGGCGATCCGATCTACGATTTCATGAGGGTGCGTTATCCGCACATTTCTTCGGTGAAGATTAGTGGGCAGAGGAAGAAAGAGCTTATAGAGAACCTTGCTATTGCAATACAGACTGGACATTTCACATATCCCGAGATTCCGGTGATGATTGAAGAGTTGAGCTTGTTTGGGGTGGATAAGACTGCTTCGGGAGTCATTAAATATGAGGCACCTCGGGGATTCCACGATGATTGTGTTATTGCTGCGGCCCTCGCTGCGTGGGCAAATGTTAAAGCGGCAGCCTCGAAAATTCACTTTGAATGGGTCGATATATGAATACTTTTATTTACAGCCAGCCCCCATAAACGACCGATATGAGCTTCAACATACGCAGTTTCTTCACAAAAAGTGCGCCATCTGTCATCTACGAGTTTGCTAATGAGTCAGATCCGAAGATTCGTGAACCTATGTGGAATTATCCCGATCTGCATAGAAAGGCGGAGCGGTCTTGGATTCTTCAATCTATTTTCAGAACACTAATACAGGAGACCAAGCGACCCGGCTGGTTCAATGAGTTCCGCTACAAGGTCAAGTGTAAGAGCTGTGGGGCGGAGTTTCAGGAGAAGGTCGATAGTTGTGAGTTCTGTGATGGGTCTGATTTTGATAAGCCCGATCCCAAGCAGCTGAAAAAGGCTAATGAGTTATTGAAGAAGCCCAACAAGCACCGACAGACGTTTGGTGATATGCTTGGGAGTTGGATATATCACGATTTGGTGTTTGATAGTTGGTATGCGACTGTTGGATATGCTCCTGTTAAGAGTCTTAAGACATATAAGCCAGTTGAGATATTCGTTGAGGACCCACGCTTTTTCAGGTTGATTTCGGATGATAGGGGTCGTCTGGGTAAGGATGAGTGGTTCTGTCCCATATGTTTCCCCGATCAGACAACTGATGTGACTCAAAAAGAGGGAAAATGTAAGAAATGTGGAACAAACCTAAAGCGGACTGCGTATGTTCAGAGAATTAATGATACTGTGCAGAATAGGTTTGCTGTAGATCAGGCTGTTCATGGTTCGACGTATAGGGTGTTCCCATACAAGTATGGTAATCCTCGGTTGGTTTCTGTGTGGGAGTTAGTGCTGATTATAGAGTTCATGGATGAGTGGTTCCATGACACGTACAAGACTGGAAAGGTCGCCAAGATCATCAACTTTACTGGGTATAGTCCCGATCAGGTGCAGGCGCTCGCCAAGATGGTTAAGGAGCGCGAGCAGCAACTGGGCGAGATTGATAGTCTTACTGGGTGGAACAGGGTACAACGAAAGTTGAGGACTCTGTTCTTGGGCTCTGCTGCTGGAATTACGGTACATGATATTATGCCTGACCCCGAGAAGATGCAGGCAATTGATTTCTACAAAATGTGTATTCAGGGGATTGCGGGGGTTTATGGAATACAGCTGCTGTTCGTGACTCAGGAAGCATCTAAAGGTCGTAGTTCAGAGTCTGCTGTTAGGATTGAGGTACAGAATCGTACTATTAGGGAGATTCAGAGGGATAAGGAAGAGACTATTTCTGACCAGTTGTATCCGTTGTTTGGTATAGACGATGTTGTTTTCAGGTTCGGAGAGATTGAGGACAGAGATGAGCTGATTGACGCGCAGATAGATCAGATAAAGTCCAATACGGCAATAATGTATGTGAATGCCGGATTTGATGTGGAAATCAGTGATGAGGGCGACCTGATTGTGACTGGAAAAGGCGAGAGACAGCAGTCGGGCTTCATGCGGCCGGAGGGCGAGACTGAAGCCAAGCCGAAAGAGTCGGGTGCTACTACGGGACTGATACAGGGAACCTCTACTGAGAGAAAGCCGTTTGGACCGAGGGACCCGAAAGAATGAGTAATACATATATGGTGAGAATTGTTTGGTATCTAACGATAGTCGGGGTGCTATAGATGAGCAGAAATCGCCCGTGGAAGAGGGGTCGTCCATTCGCCCTAGATTTCAACGAAGCTGGCGAGCTGGTGCTAAAGATCGACAAGGGAAGATTCACGAAAAAGCGCCCAAAGGTGGAAGCGGAGGGAGAGCCTTCTGTCCAATAATAACAGCCCACACGGGCTCACCAACAAAGTGCATCGAGGGTGTGTGTAAGATGTGGGTTCAAGAATTACAATATTACAAGGATGGCGATTGTGGTTTTCGGTTGATTAGTATGTATGCTGGATTCGAGATAGAGAGAATGACTAGACCGAGTATGGGGGTAACATAGATGCCGAAAGGACCTTGGGGCGACGGAATGGACAAGTGCATTGCTTGGGTTAAGCGTAACAAGAAGGATGTGAAAAGTCCGGGCGGTTATTGTAAGGCAGCCGAAGATAAGCAGAAGGGTGTCAAAAAGTTCTATTATATGGACGTTGATGACCTCAACAGTGCTGGTGCTGGATTTCTTGATGCTGGTGAGTATAGGGAAGCTACCAAAATTCTGTTTGAGGTGGAGCGGTTGGGTGGAAAACCCGACTTTGGGGAAAAAACTCCAATCCTGAAATCATGGATTGATAATTATCCCGAGGGTGACAGGTTTCTCGAATTGTATGATGTATGGACGGCGTTTCCTGCATCCCTCGGGATACTTACACCTGATTCAGAGGTGTATCTGGTTGGTGAGATAGCTGATAGGGGACTGTTGAATAAATATAGTTCTATAACTATAAGAGTAAACAGTACAGAGCAGTCGGATGACATAGAGAAGGCTGTTACTGATGCTGTTCTATCGGATAGGGTAGCCTCTCGGCTAGAATTCTTATGGGGCATGGAACCAGATACTGATGATGTCCAGTTACTACTATATAAGGGCTCTGCGAGGCAAGACCTGTCGTTTAGGGAGCCTGTTGAGAAAATCGCAAAGTCGGATGATTTGGTGCACGAGTTTGATGGTAAATATTTGATCTATAAACATAGTAGACTGGACCTTGATAGGTCTGGGTTCATACTGATGACTGTTCCTGTTACAGAGTGGTATGTCGATGTGCCCGATGTTGGCACCTTTATTGTGTTCGGAGACCCGAGTGTTGTTGATGAGTACAATGCAGAAAGGTCGTTTATTCCAGACGGAACAAGTATATTTAAAGAAAAAACAGAAAAGACGACCGAGAAGAAGGTCCATGTGGAGATATACCGGAAGGCTGGAGCGGAGCTGATTCGGTTTGGCGATTGGGAGCTTGAGCAGTCAAGGCCGATGGATACAGAATATGCGATGAGACCAATTTATCCAGATAATGTGCGTGATTATGTCGTGAAGAAGCACGAGTGGGATGATGCACATAATTATCAGGTGTTTGTAGATGGTGGGGATAGTGTTTGGGGATTTACAATGCCAGAGCAGCCGTGCTATTGCGATGGAAATGATGCACTGTATAAGGAATATCGTCATGCAGATATAATGAAATCTGAGGGGTCGTCAAAGGATAAAATTGTATATAATACTATAATAGTAGATGATGGAAAGGTCGCTGTTATGGAGCACGCCGATGATAACTATGAGTTCAATTTCTTGGGCGATGGACTGTCAGGGTCATTTATCACTAGACGGGTGAATGGTGATAGGTGGAGGTGGGACCCCAAAACCTAGTGGGGCATCTTTAATAATAAATAATCATTATTTATTATTAATGACTTAAAGGTGAATATGATGAGTCTGGTGAATGAAGAAAAGATTGAGATTCTACTAAGAGCCGATATGAGGATATTGAAGGCTACCCCAGACCGCTTCGTTATTGGTGGATATGCCTCGGTTTTGCTAGAGGATGATAGTGGGAATGAGATTGGTGACTTTGAGGGCGACAGCATGGACCTCGATGCTCTCGAAGAGGCATTTTTCCGTATGATGAAGATTGCGTCAAGACGCAACCTTATGGCATCCCACACAGAAGCTCAGATTGGTGAGTTGTTAGAGGACTTTACAGATTCTGATGGAGAGTTCTGGAAATCACAGGTTATCAGGGTTCCGACTCTCAAATACAAGAGAAAGGGGCTTTTCATAGTCGCTGAGTTGTTCAATGATATGGAAGAGGCAAGGCGATACCGCAAGGTGATGGAAAATGATAGGATGCTGGCGCTCTCTATTGGTGGAGAGGCTATTCGGAGAACGACGGTTTGTAATACCGGTGGCGATTGCTTCGTGAAAATAGTCGCTATGGACCTCTTTGGTGTCTCTTCGTGTAGTGCGGGTATGAATAAAGAGTCGCTGGCGTTCGTTATGAAAGGAGCCGAATCGAACCAGTTGCTTGATTCAGTTAAAACCGGAAGTAGTCTTTTAAGGAAGTTGCGTGAACGGTAATCCGAACAATACATGACTGACAACATTGAGAAGGTACTTGATGCTATATCTGTACTACAAGACGGACTACTTGCTAACATGGGAGACGAAGAGGCTATTGGTCGGCTCAAGGAGAAGGACGACCTTCCCGAGTCCATGAAGAAATGGATAGAGGAGAGGGAAGTTCCTGTTGATCCAGTTGACCCAGTTGATCCGGTTGACCCCGTTGACCCCGTCGATCCTGTCGATCCGGTGGTTGAGGGTGGAAAGCCCAAGGCTGAAGACTTTGATGACGAGTTTGTCTATGCGAAAGCACTGATGGATTGGAAGGAAGCCGAGGATGCCAAGGCTGGAATCACGAAAGCTGATCTCGAAGAGGCTCTAAAGGCTGTGACTGATACACTCAAGACACAGCTGGTTGAGGAAGTCGGAGAGACTGTTAAGAAGACATTTGCCCCCAAAGCCGTTGAATATGAGACTGCTGACGTCGAGGAGATGTGGAACGATGCCGAAGGAAAGAAACTTGGTGACTTGATCTTCGAGAAGGGGATTAAACTATGATACCGAGAATGCCCTACGGTGAGAAATACCTCGACTGGTACTACAATAAGGGTGGAATGCAGACCACAATTCTCGGACTTGATAGCGTTGGTGGGGAAAACCCATTCAGCGTGTCCAAGTTCGCTAAGGCTGTAGGTCCGTGGGATGCTCCAACATCCCCCTATGGGACCTACTTTGAGCCTGTGTTCTCGCTCGCTGTACACATGTACACCGCCCGGAATACTGAGCTAGAGAAACTTCTGCCCAAGACCACTTGGATTGCTGAGGGTGACTCGCTCAAGTATTGGGAGGCCGACCTTGCTGGACTGACAGGTGCTAGTGGAGCTTCCACTCCATTCGCGTCTGGGTCCGCCGAGTCTGCCCCCACAATCGCATCCCTCGAAGAGTTTGAGCCCGCGTATCTGGTTGACCCTTGGGAGACCAGCCTACCCTCACGAACGAGGGCTACATGGCAGGTTCAGCCCAAGCTGGACCCCGCTTGGATTAAGCAGTACCATGCCGAGAATCTCGCCCCCCAGATTGATACAATGCTGAACAAGACGGTTGACACAGTAGCCAACGACGGCTCCAGCAACCTTGACTTGGAGAGCATTGACAGAATCATCTCAAGCGAGAACGAGTCTGGTGCTGGAACCACATACACTTCTGCTGCGACTGACGGAGACATCTACTGGGGTAAATCCTCGGTTTTGATTGACAGGTCTGCTGACACCGACGAGACTTTCGGTGCAGGCGCTGGCTCTGGAATCTCGCTGCCCAGCACTGGTGCTGCGCGGGTTCTGTCTCTCGACTACATCGACGACGTTATGGCCGAATCTAAGAGGTACTCTAAGAGGAAGCGATATGTCGGATTCACTGGTGGGAAGACCATCAATGAGATGCAGAAGCTGATTGACCCCAAGCAGAGATACCTCGACAGTCCGATGAACGTTAAATACACCATGAACGGCGTTGAGACCCGCCCGGGTGCTCAAGGTGGGTTCTCTGTTGCGAGCTTTATAACTAATGGAATTTCGATT